GCTTGAGCGTGAGAAACAACAGGCTTACTTTGCTATGAAGCAACAAGAGTTTGAAGCAGAAGCACAATTGAAAGCAATGAAGATTGGTGCTGGCATTACATCTAACGTAGAAATCAGAGGTTAATCATGGCTATTTCTAACCAACAGATTATTGATTTTCTGCTCACTAAGCCAAGCGATGCTGATGTTGCTATAGCAATGGAGACTTATGGTGTTAGTCCTGCTGATATAGCTAAAGCTACTGGAACATCTGAGGGCGAAATTGCTGCTCGTGTGGCTGCTACATTACCTCCTAATCAAGCGGTATTGCTTGGTGATACTTATGTCCAAGCTGTTAACCAAGTAACTGGCTCTGGTCAAGACCAACAAGTTGGTGGATTAGAGAATGTTATTACCTATAAAGCTGGTGATAACAAAGTTGGTGGTGGCTATCAACAATACACACCTACTGGTGAACTTCAGAGAACTGGTGTTCAACAAGAAGTTAATGCTGGTCAAGACTTTCTAAAGTTCTTAGGAGGTTCTGCTCTTTTATTTGGTGGACTAGGTGGTGGTTTTGATAGTCTATTTGGTGACCCTGCTGTTGGTAATGGTGCTTTCTTAGGTGAAGGTGTAGCTTCTGGAATTCCTGCATGGGATGCTGCTTTTGTAAATGTTGGTGGAATATTAAATCCTGCATTTGCTTTAGGCGCAGATGGTTTGGTAGGAACACCCTTAGTTACGCCTCCAGCAACAACTACCCCAATAACAACCACTACACCTCCAGTAACTACAACTCCAGTAACTACCCCTCCTGTTGTCACGCCTCCTGTAGTTACACCTCCTTTTGTTACTCCGTCAATTACTGATGTTATTAAAACAATTGCGCCTATCGCAGTTCCAGCAATACTTGCTACTACTCTAACTCCTAAAACTACTGCACCAACTGGCTTTGATATTGTTCCTATTCCAACAGATTGGAAAACTCCTAATAAGCCAACGACTGCGCCATATACTGCTTTGTCACCAATTAACTTTGGTACTCGTGACTTGTTAAAAGGTACGCAATTTGAAAGATTCCTAGACCCTAACTATGGTCAAGTGCCAGAGCCAGTACAGTATTCACAACCATCAAACCTAAGTTATAACGACTTAATGAGTATCTTGGGTAGCAAGCAAGGTATGCCATCAGCAAGCAGTTTGTCTATCAACGATATTATTTCTGGAATACAAAACCAATATGGACAAGCAAATCGTAGCGCAATGGGCTAAAAACTTACTAAATGATGACTTTTTCAAAGAAGTATTAAATAACTTGAAAAACGAACAGATTAGTGTGATAATTAACACAAGTGCAGAAGAATGTGATAGGCGTGAAGACGCTTATCGGCACATTAAGTCTATTGAACTGATTACAGGACACCTAGAAGGTTTAGCCTCGGAAACTGTGATTAGAGAGAAGAAGTGGAAAATTCTGTAGCCTAAAAGCTACCCTCCGTCCAGAAGGTTTCTGGTGATTATTGAGATGACAAATGGAAAACACCAACCCTCAAGGGAGTGAAAGCCTAGATGTAAACCAAGCTGCTTCAGCGTTTGAAGGCATGATGGGTGATTCTGAGGAAGCTGACAACAGCCAAGCCGAAGGTCAACCAGAGGAAATTCAAGAGACTGATGAAGTTGAGTACGCAGAGGAATCTGACGAGCCAAAGCCAAGATATAAAGTCAAGGCATCTGGTGAGGAAGTCGAAGTAGAACTAGACGAACTTATCAAGGGTTATCAACAAGGTACGGACTACACTAAAAAGTCTCAGGCTCTAGCTGAACAACGTAAAGCAATTGAAGCTGAACGTAGTCACTTAGAGTATGTTAAACAAGAGCGACAGGCATACGCTCAGAAGTTGCAAGCGTTGGATAGCTTCCTTACGCAGCAACATCAGAGTGTGGACTTAGAAGTTTTGAAGGATACAGACCCTATCGGTTATGCGGTAGCGGTAGCTGACCAGAATCAGCGTGAGAAGCAGTTAGCAGTAGTGAGGAATGAACAGCAACGCATTGCCCAACAGCAACAAGCAGAGCAACAATCCCAACTGCAAGCGCACTTACGAACAGAATCTGAAAAGCTAGTTACTCTGATTCCTGAGTTAGCGACACCACAGGGTGATGCGGTACGGAAGCAAATCCGTGACTATGCGAAGTCTGTTGGATGGACTGACCAAGAACTTAGTTCCGTGTATGACAGTCGTGCTGTGCAGACCTTGTATAAGGCAATGAAGTATGAGCAACTTCAAAAGAGCAAACCAGAGTTGAATAAAAAACTCCAGTCTGCCCCTAAGATGATGCGTTCTGGTACTTCAGCCCCTCAAGCTAGGTCTTCACAAGATAAACAGGTTATGCAGAGGTTGCGTGAGACAGGAAAAGTCGCAGACGCAGCTAAAGCATTTGAACGATTCTTTTAAATTTTGGAGTATTAAATTATGGCTACCTATCAAACATATACCGCAATCGGTATGCGTGAAGACCTCTCAGATGTTATCTATTCGATTTCACCTACAGACACACCCTTTATGTCTTCCATTGGCAAGACTAAAGCTACTGCTGTTTTGCATGAGTGGCAGACTGACTCGTTGGCTGCTGCCAGCTTGTCAAACTTTGCAGTTGAGGGTGCAACAGCATCTGACGCTACTATGTCTCCTACCACTCGTATTGGTAACCGCACTCAGATTGCACAGAAAACAATCAAGATTTCTGGCACTTTGCAATCAGTTGACAAAGCAGGCAGAAAATCTGAAAAAAGTTACCAACTCGCTAAGGCTTCCAGCGAAATTAAGCGGGACATGGAAACTTCCCTATTGAGCAACCAGATTGCTGCCAATGGTGATTCTTCTACTGCTCGTAAATTGGGTGGTCTGCAAGCGTGGTTGAACTCTAACTACTCTGGTGGCACTGATGGTGTTGCTGGTAACTTGGGAACAACTGCTCGTGTTAACGGCACAAACCGCACTTTCACAGAAGCCTTGTTGCAAACTGTTGTTAAGAACGTGTACGCCTCTGGTGGTAATCCTAAAGTGTTGATGGTCAACCCTGCTCACAAGCAGTTGGTTTCTGCTTTCACTGGTATTGCTGCACAGCGTTTCATGGCCCCTAGCAATGCGCCTACAACTATCGTCAGCGCTGCAGACGTTTATCTGTCAGATTTCGGAGCAATCTCAATTGTTCCCAACAGGTTTATGACATCTACTAACAACTGCGATGAGACAGCGTTTGTGCTTGACCCTGACATGGCTGCTATTGCTTACTTGCGTCCTTTCCAGACCAATGAGTTGGCTGTAACTGGCGACAATGAATCCACACAGTTGTTGGCTGAGTACACCTTGGAAGTTCGCAACCAAGCTGCACACGGCATCATTGCTGACTTGACACCTTAATCTAAGGTAACCCAAAGATGCCTCAGACTTAAACCTCTGGGGCATTTTCTTTTCTACTCAAACTGATAGAATTAGGCTATGCAAAACCCTAACAACTTTAGACAAACTGCTGTTCACGCTGATGGTGAGGGTGGTATCGTTATTCAGACTCGACAAGATGTGTCTGACATTGTTGAGCAGAATAAAAAAGAATATAACTCGTATGACGAGAGAGCAAGATGGTCTGACCAATTGTTTGGTAATAAGGTTGCGTCTATTCCGATGACAGTCATTGATGACTTAAACAAAGTTGGAATCATGCGTGGCTTTGCTGTTCTTGATGAGAAGCGTTTTGCTGCTTGGTTAAATGACCCAATGAATCGTGCATGGCGCACCAGAACAGGAGTTGTATGAGTTTTACTACCTATGCTGAACTACAGACAACTATTGCAGAATACTTGGCTCGTTCAGACCTAACGACTCAGATTCCAGACTTTATCCGTTTGGCAGAAGTACGCTTACGCAGAGACTTGCGTATTCGTCAGATGTTGACTTCTACATCTTTGACCTGCACATCTGGGACTGCAACAGTTAATATCCCATCTGACTTCTTGGAAGTAAAAGATTTTGTGGTTGCAGGTAATCCTGTATTTCCATTGAACTATGAATCTCCGTCTTTGTTCTCTCGTAACTCACGAAGCATGGACGCAGGTAAGCCATTGGATTACACAGTCTTGGCAAGCACATTTAAGTTAGCACCTATTCCTGATTTTGCTTACACATTGAGTTTGGTTTACTCTGCTGCGCCTCCTTTCTTGAGTACATCAAACACAAGCAATACATTCTTGACTGTTTGTCCTGACTTGCTCTTGTATGGTGCTTTGATTGAAGCCGAGCCTTATCTGATGAACGATGCTCGAATCAATACATGGGGAACTATGTTTGACAGGGCTATGGGTTCTTTGACTCGTTCTGATGAAAAGGGTCAATTCTCTGGCGTTCCTTTGGCAATGCAAACTACATACATCTGATATGCCTACACAAAGAATTCAACTAGGTGAGTGGATGCCTGACCAGTCAGGTATTACTGGCGCATTGACTAACGCTAAGAACGTGGTTTCTCAGGCTGTGGGTTATGGGCCTTTCCCTAGTGCTGTAGCGTTCTCTGGTACTGCTGCCGAGGACTTAGTTTCTTTGTACGCTGCTAAGAATCCAGACTCTACGACTCAGTTGTTTACTTCTGGTGCATCTAAGATTTACACAGTAGATGGCGTAGGCGCATTGACTCAAGTTAAAACAGGAATGACAACTGGAATTAACGACAAGGTTCGTTTTACTCAGTTTGGTAAGACTGTTATCACAACTAACAATGCTGATGTATTGCAAGCATGGACGTTAGGAACATCTACAGCATTTGCTAATTTAAGCGCATCTGCACCGATAGCTAAATTTATTACTGTCGTGCGTGACTTTGTGGTTTGCGCTAATACCTATGAATCTTCTGCACAGCAACAATATCGTGTTCGTTGGTCAGCTATTAACAATGAGACTGATTGGGTAGAGAGCGTAAACACTCAGTCTGACTATCAAGATATTCCTGATGGTGGACAGATTGTAGGAATCCGTGGTGGTGAGTTTGGCTTGGTGTTCTTAGAAAGAGCCATTAGCCGAATGACCTATGTAGGTACACCATTTATATTCCAGTTTGACAATATTTCTCGTAATAAGGGATGTATGGTAGCTGGCTCTATTGCTCAGTACCAAGGGATTACATTCTTCCTGTCGGACGATGGTTTCTATATGTGTGATGGTCAGCAAGTCATACCAATTGGTAGTGAGAAGGTTGACCGATTCTTTATTGATGACGCATCTGAATCTGATTATGGTTCTATGTCTTCTGCGGTTGACCCTATCCGCAAGTTGGTGATTTGGAACTATGTAGCTACAGATGGAAATCGTAAACTAATCATTTACAACTTTGCTACTAAGAGATGGACTTACGCAGATGCTGGTACGGATTACTTGTCAGAGGCATCTACTACTTCTGTAACTTTAGAGCAGTTAGATAGCATTAACGCATCTATTGACGCATTGACAACAAGTTTAGACTCACGTTTGTATGTGGGTGGAAAGTATTTCCTTGGTGGTACGCTAGGCGCAAAGGTTTATACCTACACAGGTGCAAGTCTTATAGGAAACATTGCTACTGGCGATATTGACCTTGGTGGGCAGTCTGTAGTTACTTTGGCTCGTCCACAGGTAGATAATGGCTCTGCAACGATTGCTGTGGCTTCTCGTACATTGTTAAGCCAAGACGTTACCTTTGGGACACCAGTAGCTGCTGACTCAGAGAACAGGGTTTCTTTGCGTAGCGCAGGGCGTTACCATCGTATTCAAGTTGTTCCTACTGGCGCAGATTGGAAGAACGCTGTTGCTGTAGATGTGGATGTGACAGGTCAGGGAGTGCGCTGATGTTTAGAAGCCTACCTGCGTTTGGTGGTGACCAGAGGGCTGTGGCTGAAGTTGTCCGTGGCATCATGGACGGAAAGACCAATAACACAGGGACTTTGACTCTGGCAACTGGTGGTGCAACCACTACCACTTTGACAGACCGAAGGATAGGCCCAGACAGCGTTATCTTGTTTGCGCCAGCGTCTGCTGCTGCTAATGTGGACTATATGCCTTATGGGGCTTTCCAAAGCCTTGTTGACCAAACTGTTGCATCTGCAAATACTGCCTATGCAATGACGATGGACACTACGGACTTTTCCAATGGCATAACTTTATCCAATAGTTCTAGGATGAATGTCAAAAACACAGGCATTTATAACTTTCAATGGTCTGGTCAGTTTGAGAATACAGACTCGCAAGACCATGATGTAAGGGTTTGGATAAAAATCAACGGAACGAACCTTACTGGCTCAACAGGATTCTTTGCTGTACCTAGTAAACATGGTTCAGTTGATGGTCGTGGTTTGGTTGGTTGGAACTATTATTTAAGCCTAAATGCCAATGATTACATTGAACTTTGGTGGGAAGCAGATAGTGCATTAGTAAGCCTCCAAGCCTATGTTGCTGGTACAAATTACCCATCTACAGCGTCTTTGATTACTACGATGAACTACATCTCTCCGTCAGCATTGACAAACATTTACGCTAGTTCTCAAGGACAGGGTACGGCTACGATAACCCACTTTGCAAATTCGACTGCCAATAAGACATATCGGTATGCAATTATTGGTTAATTTTAATAATTTATGTATAATGGATTCCGTGGATGACCCATCTTGGAATCCGAAACTCTAGGAGTAAAAGATGGCTACTACTACCACATCACAAGTTGACCCAACAATCCAACCTTATTTAGGTTATGGATTACAACAAGCGCAGAAGTTATATCAGGGCGGTGGGCCTCAGTATTATGGTGGCCCAACTTATGTAGCCCCATCGACTACCACTCAAACAGGACTACAGGCTTTAGAGGCTCGTGCTTCTTTGGGTAATCCCTTACTTCAATCTGCACAGAATCAGTTACAGAACACAGTTTCTGGTGGTTTTCTAGGTGGAAACCCTTTCTTTCAAGGTGCGTTTCAACCTGCTGCCAAGGCTGCTGAGACTCAGTTTCAAACAACTTTAGGTGACATTGCATCTAAGTCTAGCCTAGCAGGGCGTTATGGCTCTGGTGCTATGGGTTCTTTGCAAGATAGGGCTACTGGTGCATTTGGTCAACAATTGGCTAATACGGCTGGACAGTTGGCTTATCAGAACTACGCTGATGAGAGAGCAAGACAGCAAGCTGCTACGATGGCTGCGCCTCAAATGGCTCAAGCTGACTATCAAGATATTCAGAATCTTTTGCAAGCTGGTCAACTGCGTGAAGGATACACAGGTCAGCAACAACAAGCAGACATGGCTAAGTTTAATTTCTTGCAAAACCAACCACAACAAAACTTACAGAACTACCTATCGTTGGTATATGGCAACCCACTAGGACGAGTAGCTTCTTCTACAACTAGCGGTGCAGCAGATACATCTACATTGCAAAATGTTCTTGGTTTGGCTGCTGTTGGTGGTGGTTTGTATAAGAATTTAGGCGGTTCTACTGGCATTAGTAACTTGTATAACAGCGCATCTAATTGGTTAACTGGTGGCTCTAATATGGGTACTATTGATGCAACAGCACCTGCTCTTGGCTCTAACTGGTGGGATTGAACATGGCTGGACTATTAGACATTTTCGGTACAGGCGGTGCAGACACGATGGGTCTGCTCGGTATGTCACAGGCTGACATTGCTCGTAATCGTGACGACGCACAAGCACAAGCCCTTTACGCATTAGCTGGCAGACTATTCCAAGGTGGTAACACAGGGCAATCTATTGCTGAAGGCTTAATGAAAGGTCAGCAAGCCTACAAAGGCGGTATGTCTGAGGCTATGCAAAGCCAATTACAGAATTATCAATTGCAAGAGTTAATGAGGAAGCGTCAGTTAGAGCAACAAGCATTGATGCGCCAACAAGGTATTGAGAACGAGATTACTAAGGCATATCGTCCTCAGACATTTGCTGAGACACCAGTAACAAACATAATGGGTCAAGAGATTGCAGGGCCAAATCAGCCACAAGAGGCTGGTCTTGGTTTAGCTGCACTTGCACCTAGGTTAATGGCTACACCAGAAGGGCGTAAATCACTTGCTGAATTGGTTGCTGCTCAAAAAGCAATGCGTCCAGAAACATTTTCACTTGCAGAGGGTGCAGTTCAGTTTGAGCGTGACCCTTTTACTGGGGCAATAAAACAGGTTGCTACTGGCGCACCAAAGCGTGAGCCAATACCTAGTGCGATTGCTGAATACAAGTTTGCTCAAGACCAAGGCTACAAAGGTTCTTTTCAAGATTTTGAAATAGCAAAAAGGACTGCTGGCGCACCTAAATTGGCGGTAGATTTAAAAGACCCAACAGCAATAGCAAAAGCACAATCTGATGTTTTAAAAGATTGGCGTGGCGTAGTTAAAGATGTTGGCGCAATGGAAGTTGCTGACAGATTTAAAGCCGCCAAAGCTGCTGTGGCAGAAGCAAATGCAGGTAATAAAACTGCTGATGGTGCATTGATTTATGCCATTGGTAAGATTTATGACCCATCTGGTGCTGTCCAAGAGGGCGACAAAGCAACTATTCTTGGCAATCGTTCTATTCCTCAATCAATTAAAGCATACGCAGAACGAGCGTTAAGTGGTCAATCTTTATTGCCAGAAGAACGTGCAGGATTGCTTTCTGTTGCAACTAAATTAGTTGAATCAAAGGCTCGTAATCTTGAGGCTCAAAAAGCACCTTACTCAAGTATTTCTCAGCAATTAGGTGGCAATGGTTCATTGCTGTTAAACCCACTTGCAGATGCGTTAACTGCGCCAGTTCAAATGATGCCAACCGCTGCTGATATTGCTGCTGAGATTGCTCGTAGAAGGAAGCCATAATGGACTTGACCAAACTGTCAGATGAAGACTTGATGGCATTGCAATCAGGTGACTTGTCAAAAGTCTCTGATGCAGGTTTGGCTATTCTTGGTGGAGAAAAAGTAGCTGAAGTACCCAAAGAGCCTGTTAAGAAGATGACAAGAGAAGAAGCTATTAAAGAAATTACTAGCTATCCTCGTCCAGAGCAAATGCAAATTGGTAGTGCTAAAGACCTTGGCAGACAATTAGGTTTGACAGGTAGAGCAGCATTAACTGGTGCTTTATCTATTCCTACAATTGGTGCTGATGCGCTAACAGGATTGATTAACATTTTGGCTGGTCGCCAAGTTATGAAGCCTAGTAGTCAAGGTTTGCAAGACTTAATGACTCGAATTGGTGTTCCTACTCCACAAACTTCTCAAGAGCGTGTCGTACAAGATGTAACAAGTGCAGGGTTTGGCGTTGCTGCACCTGCTTCTGTTGCTAAATATTTTCCAGTACAAGCAAAAGATTTCTTTACAAAGAGTTTAGAGACTCAAGGTGCTGCTGCTGCTGGTGGTGCATTGGCATCTGGTGCTGCTCGTGAAAGCGATGTTGGCCCTGTTGGTCAAGCATTAGGTGCTTTGGCAGGTGCTACTACAGCAGGTGGAATGGTAGGTTCTGCGCCTGTTCTTGCTCGTACAACTAGAGAGATTGTGCGCCCATTTACTGAAGCAGGGCGTGAAGTTATTACAGGCAATGTATTGCGTAACTTGGCATCTGATGCTGAACAAGCAATAAAGTCTGGTGGTACTTATGTTCCTAAGATTGGTGGTTATACACCTACAACTGCACAAGCGACTCGTGACATTGGATTGATTAACGCTGAGACAGCATTAAGAGGTTTGGATGTAACAAAGGGACGTTTTGCTACTCAGGCATTGGAAGCTAACCAAGCGCAGATGGCTATTCTTAATCGTCTTGCTAAAGATGAAGATACGCTTAAAGCTGCACTAACTAAGCGTGAAGAAGTAACTTCTCCATTGAGAGAGCAAGCATTTGCCAACTCTACTGTTGACCCAGATACATTTCAATCTGCTATTACTTTAACAGTTAATAAGACTATTGATGACATTCTTGCTTCACCAGTAGGTAAGCGTCAGACTGTCATGGCTGTGATGAAAGATGCTAAAGACGATATTGCTCGTGCATCTACACCTGCTGAACTTTATGAAATTCGTAAAGATTTGAGGGCTGCTGCTCAAGGCTTGTTAGATAAGTCTGCTAAAGATGGCCCAACATCAGGTGCATACCGAGCAGCTAAACCACAACTTGAATCTGTCATTCGTGCAGTAGATGATGCTATTGAGGCAGGTGCTACTGGTTACAAAGACTATCTGAGTAAATATGCTGCTTCTAGTAGAGGCATTGAGCGTCTTGAAGCTGCTCAACAGTTTAAAGGTAAAGTTCTATCTACGACTCCAGACCCATCAAGGGCTAATGATTATCTGATTTCTCAGCCTAAGTTTTTAAACGCTATTCGTGCAGCAGAGAAAGAAACTAATCTTTCTACTACGCAACTTGCGGTGTTAAAGCGTGTAGCTGAAGACTTAGATAGTGGTGTTCTTGCTCGTGCTACCAAGTCAATGGGTTCAGATACATTTAAGAACATGAGTACCGCTAATGTGATTGGTGGAATGATTGGTAAGCAAATGTTTGGTGATGTTCCTCCTGTTTTACAGAAGGTATCTGCACCTATGAACTGGCTTTATAACGGCACAGACGATGCTATTCGTGAGTTATTGGTTAACGCAATGCTAGACCCTAAACTGGCTGCTTCATTGATGAAAAAAGCAACGACTACAACAGTAGAGCCTTTGAGTAAAGAATTACAACGCAAAGCACTTCAGCTAGGATATGGGGCTACATTTGGTTTAACTGAAAAACCATATCGAATTGACATAAATGGTGTGGGTAACTCCAACTAAGGACTAACATGGCAAAGACCAAGATTTCAGAATACAGTAGTACCGCTAATAACAATACTGACATTAACAGTATTAACTTAGCGGAGGGTATGGCCCCAAGTTTGGTCAACAATGCTATTCGTACATTGATGGCTCAGTTAAAGAACTTTCAAGATGGTTCTGCTGGCGACAACGTAACTGTAGGTGGTAACTTATCTGTTACTGGCACTTCTGCTTTAACAGGAACTGTTACGGCTACTGCTGGTTTCTCAGGCCCTATCACTACATCATCAATCACAGCTACTGGTGGAACAATCAATGGTGCTGTAATCGGTGGCTCATCTGCCCAAGCTATTACAGGAACTAATGTAACTGCTACTGTAGGCTTTACAGGCGCATTGACAGGCGCAGTAACTGGTAACACCACAGGAACACACACAGGTGCTGTAACTGGTAATGTCACAGGTAACCTGACAGGCAATGTCACAGGTAACGTAACTGCTGCTTCTGGTACTTCTACATTTAACAATGTAACCATCTCTGGTTCGTTGGATATGGATGCTGGTACATCGGCAACCATTACTGGCTTGGCTAACCCTGTAAACGATTCTGACGCTGCCAACAAGGGTTATGTTGACGCACTAGCACAAGGTATTGATGCCAAAGCCTCTGTGGTTGTAGCTACTACTGCAAACATTACGTTGTCTGGCGCACAGACTGTGGATGGCGTATCTGTTATTGCTGGTAACCGAGTATTGGTTAAAGACCAGACTTTACCTGCTAACAATGGTATTTACTTGTGTGCAACAGGTTCATGGACTCGCACAACAGACGCAGATACTTATGCTGAATTGGTAGCTGCTTTTACTTTTGTAGAGCAAGGCACACAAGCTAACAACGGATACATCTCAACGATTACTGCTGGCGGTACTTTAGGCACTACGCCAATTACCTTTGCTCAATTCTCTGGCGCAGGTCAGATTACTGCTGGTGATGGTCTTACAAAGACAGGTAACACACTTAATGTAGGAACAGCGTCTTCTGGACGTATTGTTGTTAACTCAGACAATATCGACTTGGCGACTTCTGGCGTAACAGTTGGAACTTACAAGTCTGTAACTGCTGACGCTTATGGACGTATCACAGCAGGTACTAATCCAACTACTTTGAGTGGTTTCGGTATTGCTGATGCTTACACGATTGCCCAGATTGATACCCTGTTTGGCTCTACAAGTTCTGCTGCTACGAGTGCTGCTGCTGCTGCGACTTCTGCATCTAATGCTTCTACGAGTGCCTCAAATGCTTCTACAAGCGCAGGTAATGCCTCTACGAGTGCTACGGCTGCTGCTGCTAGTGCAACTGCTGCTGCCAATACTTATGACCAGTTTGATGACCGATATTTAGGTTCTAAGTCAACTGCACCATCTGTTGATAATGATGGTAATGCTTTGCTTACTGGTGCTTTGTACTGGAACACAGCAGTAAACACTTTGTATGTGTGGACAGGTTCGACTTGGACTCAAGCAGCCTTTACTGCCTCTGGCTTTGCTACTTTGACAGGTACTGAAACCCTGACAAACAAGACTCTGACAAGCCCTGTCCTAACTACTCCTCAGTTGGGTACACCTGCTAGCGGTGTTTTAACTAACGCTACAGGGCTTCCATTGGGTACTGGCGTAACTGGAACACTTCCTGTTGCCAATGGTGGTACAGGTGCATCTACTCTGGCAGGGGCTAACATTCCTGTTGTCAATGTTGCCAACACTTTTACTGGCACACAGACATTCTCAGGCACATCATCTGCTACAGCCATTGTCCTAAACGATGCAGCAGAGGTAGCTACAGTATCAGCAACAGCAGCTACTGGCACGATTAACTACGACATTACAACTCAGGCAGTCTTGTACTACACAAGCAACGCAAGTGCTAACTGGACAGTTAACTTCAGAGGCTCTAGCGGTACTTCATTGAATACTTTAATGACTACAGGTCAATCAATGACTGTGGCTTTCTTGGTGACTCAAGGCTCTACTGCTTATTACAACTCTGCGGTTCAAGTTGATGGCACTACATCAGGCGTTACGACACGTTGGTTAGGTGGTGCGCCTACTGCGGGTAATGCTAGTGGTATCGATAGCATAAGGTATCTCATAATTAAAACTGGTAGTGCTACGTTCACTATCCTTGCCTCAGTAACACAATTTAAGGCTTAAACCATGCCATTACAAGCAACTTCTGGTGCGGCTAGTTATGATGCCTTTGGTGGTGGTGTGGCTGCTGTTCCCAACTACATCGAGGAAGTGTTTAGCACATTCCTTTATACAGGCAACGACTCTACACAGACCATAACCAATGGTATTGATTTGTCCAC